GCTCTGGCTTCTGGATCATCCCTACGGATTTCCATGTTGGGATCACCGAAGGTCACACGCTTGACCCTATCGCCATCCTTGACGTAGACACCAAACTTCTTGGTGGAACCAGAGGGAAGGCGGAAAGGTTTATCCAGAGGGACTTTCTTGCCTTGATATTCCGCCTTCTCAACGCCCTTGGTAGCCATAGGATGTCCTTCTGGAAGAAGATCAGTGTCATGCTTCCCAGAGCGGAACTTTCCGTTGCGAATGGCACGGAGGAAGTTGTTCACCCGAGCCATAGCCCATTGTTCAGGAGAGGAGACGTTGGGACGGACACTTTCAGGATTGGTCCTATATGCCCCAACGCCCCTGTTGTAGACTTGACGAAGGGTTGCAGCAGTCACCCTACCCTTATCGCCATGCTGTTCATTGTGCTCTGTAGCCTTGTCTCTGAGGGTCTGCATATCGACCTTCTCGACTTGCTTGGAGCGAGACCATGCAGCAGCCATAGCCCGACCTTCATCCTGAGTATCTTCATAGACAGAATTGAAGACGTTCCTGAAAACGCTTTGCTGCTTGGCAGAGAGTTTGTCCCTTACAGCTTTAGGGAGATCGGAGTTGGCTGCATATGGCATGATTACGAGTCTGCTTCGATGCCGATGAACACGAGACGAACCGTGGCACCCGTGGCACCCGGATCAGCCGAGATGACGATCTCAACTTCATCCGCAGTCGTGGTAGCACCCGTCGAAGTCGTCGAACCCGGACCCATCGCACGGACCCCGTTACAACCGATGATACCCTTGTAACCAGTCGTGTTGAGGGCAATCGAGGCACCATCAACATACGAGTCGGTATCAGCATCATCACCTATGTCATTGAGGTTGACAGCATTGGTAGAGGCAGTCGTGACGGTCACGCTAACAGCCATCGGGATGAAATTGACGGGCATACCAATCGCGGCTTCCTTGCCAGTCGTAGCGCCGTTGGCAACCGTGATCGAGGTCGTGTAGGTCGAAAGTTTGAAGCCCTCGGTGCCAGACGAGAGGACAGTCATGCCATCCCGAACCTTGACGTTGCGGAGGAGCTTGTTCCAGAGGTTAATCATAACTCATTTCCTTTGTATGATTCTTAATTGAGTTGAGGGATGATAAGGACAGTCTCGTTGGTATTGTTGGGGAAGGTCTCTACCGTAGTGTCTGCGTAAGTCACTTCAAACTCAACGTAGTAGGTTCCCGGAGTGTCTGTATCACCTGCTTGCCAGTCATACTTGACAATACCACCAGCAGCATTTACGATGGTCATCGGTTCATCAATGACAACTGATCCACCAACTGCTTTCATATGGAACCTGACAGAAGCGCCATTGATATTGACAGCAGTTCCGTTAGAGTCTTGCAAGGTTGCTTGGATTGACGGAGAAGTATCAGATTGCTTGATTGTAAAGGCCATCTATTTCTACTCCGTTTGGTGTTCCAGAGACAACAGCGTTGTTTGGTGTTCCAGTGAGATTGGTCTGATTGAAGGTCTTGCTTAGTGCAGTCTGATTAAAGGTTTCTGTAATCAGGGTCTTGGTGGTTGAGTTTGAAGTAATCGAGACCACTCGTCTTTGGCTAGTATATCCAACACCAGTTGGTGCAATGCCAGCCACAACAATCACAGAAACAGGTGGCTGTATTGTTTTACCTGCATTGATCTGAGGAGCGATTGGTGCTATGTTCAGATTGGCAGCAGGAGGTTGGACAGAAGCCCCAACGAAGATTTGGGGTTGTAACGCTACAAGGGTAATGTTTGCAGAAGGAACTGCGACTGATTTACCAGACGAAACAGAAGGGGTTTGGACAACCAGACTTATGTCTACGACGGGAATTAGGAAGGACTTGCCAGCATTGATGCTTGGTGCTTGCCCTGAGAAAGTTACATTCGCAGGAGGAACATTGACTGTCTTACCAGCGTTGATTACAGGTGCGTTAGCAGCAACCTGAGTGTCAGCAGCAGGGACAAGAACAGACTTACCAGATGCAACAAAAGGTGCTTGTGCAGCAATTTGTATATCAATAGCAGGGACTGAAACACTCTTGCCAGCACTTACAGTTGGTGCTTGAGCAGTAAGATCAATGTTTGCAGATGGGACAAAAACAGCAGTGGTGATGTTGACGAAAGGTGCAACTGCTGCAATCGCAGTGTCAGCAGCAGGAACAAAGACGCTCTTACCTGCACTTACTGTCGGGGCTTGAGCCGCAACAGAGATATCTGCAAAAGGAACAAGGACAGATTTGCCTGCGTTGATAGCTGGTGCTTGTGCTGCAATAGCGATATCAGCAGCAGGGACAAGGACTTGCGTAGTAATGCTGACAAAAGGCGCTACAGCAGCAATCGCAATATCGGCAAACGGGACTGCAACTGACTTGCCTGTGTTAACAGCAGGCGCTTGTGCTGCAAGTTGGATATCAACAGCAGGAACAAGAACAGATTTGCCTGCACTGATAGCAGGGGCATTAGCAGCAATCTGAGTGTCAGCAGAGGGGACAGAGACAGAAGCCCCCGTGGAAATAGCTGGGGCTTGTGCAGCAATCAGGATATCTGCGGCAGGAACATCGACACGTTTACCAGCATTGATGGTTGGTGCATTAGCTGTAATCGCAGTGTCAGCAGCAGGCGATAGAATTGCTTTACCAGCATTAATCGCAGGAGCAAAGCCAGCAATGGCGATGTCTTTAGCAGGAACAGCGACGGATGCCCCCGTTCTGATCGCCGGTGCCAGAGCGGCAAGAGCGATGTCTACGGAGGGAACGTCGATGTTTACCGGCTCGGCTACTACCCCGTCATCGCCAAGGGGAGCAGCGGCGAGAGGGGAGAAGCCAAGCATTCTTTACTCCTGCGAGATAGCAGCGTTCCCGGCAGCGATGGCAGCGTCGATGGGGCCGAAGTCCTCGGTCGTCCAGAACGTCGCCCGCTTCATGCCTTCGAGATGACGCACGTTCCGCTCGATTACCGTGTCGTCGCCCGTGTAGCGATCCGGGTTGGCGATGGCGTCATTGATGACCATCACGCTGTCGAGGCAGGCGCTGTAGTGCTTCGCGATTTCCTCGGGGGTGGGGTTATAGTCCATGTTTCACCTCAGTTGACGACGAACCAGTTGACGCGGGTTTCAGCGGTGGCCGCCGCGTTTGCGTGGAGCGTGAAGGAACCAGCCCCGGCGACGGCGGCGACGGATTTCATGGTGGTGTCGTTCGTGCCGACCGTCGCGATGATGATCGAGTTGGCGTCCACGAAGCTGTTGGTCACGACGAGGCTCGTCGCAGCCGCAGCGAAGTTCACGGTGCCAGCCGTCTTGTTGATGGTCTGAGCGCCAGTTGTGCCAGCCGCTGTCACGGTCTTCGGGACGATCAGGCCATCTGTCGTGTCGAACTGGAAACCCACGCCGGGGACGCGCAGGTTGGTGATGCTCGTGTTCCCGAGCGTGATCTCATTGGAGACTGTGGCGGAAGACGCCTCTGCTGAATGTCCTATCACCGTCTGATTGGTGCCTGTGGTGGTGTCTTCACCAGCGCCAAATCCTAAAAACGTATTGTTGCTTCCAGAGCACAGGCGTCCAGAAGTTTGACCGATAGCGGTATTTTGCGAGCCGGTCGTCAAAGAGTTGGCGAGCGCACTTGCACCTATCGCTATATTGGAAGTCCCAGAAGTGATCTGGTTCCCTGCCAAACGGCCAATGGCGATGTTGAACCCGTTCGCGTCTGTTGCGACTCCGACGCCCATCGCCTCATCGCCGATTGCAATGTTGTTGCCGCCAGTTGTGGCAGCATCCATCACGCTTCTGCCGATGGCGATGTTGTTGGTGGCGGTGGTGAGGTTGGTCCCGGCCAAATCTCCGATCATGATGTTGTCTGTGCCGCTGGTCAGGTCGTATCCCGCCTGATAGCCGATGGCGATGTTGTCACCAGAAGTGGCCGTAGCCACCCCAAGACCCATAGCGTCCTGACCGATAGCGATATTGCGGCCACTCGTGGTAGCAGCATCTAGAGCGCCCCTGCCAATCGCCACGTTGTTGGAGCCTGTGGTCAATGCAGTGAGGGCCTCGGTTCCGATTGCTGTGTTATTTGTGCCACTGCTTATGACGCTAGCAACATTATCACCAATAGCCACATTCTGCCCGAAAGATGCCGTTGCTACCCCAGAACCCATTGCGCCATTGCCAATCGCAATATTTCTGGAACCAGTGGTTGCAGAACCCAGTGCCGAGGGACCAATCGCCACGTTTTGGCTAGCCGTCGTAAGCGCATCGCCAGCAGATGGCCCCAAAATGACGTTATTTATGCCAGTTGTTAGTAAAAGCCCCGCATCCGTCCCGGCAAGGAGATTGTTCGTGCCAGAAGTTAAGTCGTTCCCAGCCCTGTAGCCAACCGCTACGTTACCAGCAGTAGCATTAGTAGCTACACCAGAACCCATAGCGTCTTGGCCGATGGCGATATTGCGTCCACCAGTGGTAGCAGCATCTAGAGCGCCGTTCCCGATGGCGACGTTGTTGCCACCAGTGGTCACAGCGCCAGCGGCACCGCTCCCGATTGCCACATTGCCAATAGCCGTCGTGGCCGCGTCCAATGCCTGATAACCGACGACCACATTATTGGTCCCCGTGGTGACATCGTTGCCCGCCTCGAAGCCGATGAACGTGTTGTTCACGCCCGTGTTGACAGCGCCAGCGCCAGAGCCGAGAGAGGTCTCGAACGGAGTGAGCGCGTTGGTCTCGCCGTCAACAATGTCAGCCGCAGCCGCCGTGATGTAGACCTGCGCCGTCCCGCTCAGGCTGATGGCAGCATCAGCGTTGGAACTCTCGTTGACGGTGCGCGAGAGCGTCGTCCCCGTCGAGGTATAGGTGCCGGTGCCGATCTCCCAATTCACGCCATCCTCGATGACGTAACGGACGATCTGACCGTTGGTCACACCAGCATCAGCAAAGGACTGATAGCCCGCGACAGCGGAACCGAGGGTGATTGTCCCGGTCCCAACTGTTGCAGTCGTCATCTTTGCGCGGTTGACAAGAACGGTCATATTAGAACCTATTTATCATGCAACAGTGAAGGTGAAGATACCGCTGGCGTTCCAGACAATCTTGAAGTCAGTCCCATCACCAGCCGATTGCGAACCATCGAAATCAATGAAGGCAAGCGGGGGATCGTTTGCATCAGTATCATTGTAGATGATGCCATAGGAGGCCGTGATCGAACCACCAGAGGCCGTCCAAGTCACATCGTCAGCATCGAACTTGGCATCGTTGGTCGTAACAGTCGTGACAGCAACGTTGGCAAGAGTAGCACCACCAGCAGTATAACCTGTGCCAGTCGTGGCTTCCGTGCCAGTGACACCAGAAAGCTGAGTGTTCGTAGCATCAAACGTAGCCGAGGAATACAGTTTCACCTTGTAGGTGTCTCCAACAGCGTTCGAGCCTTCAGCGAAGAGTTTCGCAGTATGGTTGTAGAGGGAAATGGTAACAGCCATTGCAAAGGTTCCTTTTAGATGAAATAGGCATAGATGCCCGTAGCCGTGGTGCCAGTTGCTTTCACCCGTTTTACGATGCAATCCAGTTTGAAGTTATTGGGAACCGTTACAGTGCGCTCAACGCCATCAGCATTGAGGTAAACAATGTCCCCTGCTCCCGTAACATAAAGACCAATACAGGTTCCGGTGAGATCGACAGTATTGCTCGGGGTAACGAGAGAGAAGTCTCGGGCTACATTACCCGCAGAGAGATTGATATAGTTAGCAGGCATGATAGCACCTCAAATCAGGGCCAAGTGGAGATACCGACACGCTTCCAAGTATTCGTGGCGGTGCAGATGTAAATGTAGTTGTCGTCAAAGGCAATCCGACCTTTTGTGCCGGGGGAGTTAGCAGCAGCAGGGGCAGTCCTGAAGATGTCTTCAAAAGATGGCCTGACGAAAAGGTTTCCATTGTTCTTGCTGTCTACCGCAGCAGCTACAACAACAATATTGTTGGGAGGAGCAGGTCGAGTGGTAGTAAGTTGACCAACAGAAGTAGGGCTGGCATAGAGGACATCACCAGCGGTATATCCAGAGGTGTTTACTCCACGCACCTTGCCAAATGCAGTGACATACCCATCCGTATCAGCGGGGATATTCTCGGCTGCAACCCCCATGACGTAGTGGCTGTCATAGGTTCCATCAGCCAAGAAAGGAGCAGCCTTGATCCTTCCAGAAGCCCCTAGAGCGCCATCAAAACGAACCACTGTCCCTTTGTTGATCTGAGAAGCAGTGCCGTTCCTGACGTAGTAGAACTCTTCCAGACCGATCTTGAGTTTGGTGTCTCCACCATTCAGGCCAAGGTCGATTGTGCCATCTTCTGCCGACCAAGCAATCTCGCCCTCCAACAGAGTATCGGTCTGTTCCTTGTCGAACGCGATCTTACGAGTTGCGAGGAGGATTGGGTAGTGCAGGATTTTCCGCCACAGGTGTATCATTTACCATCCGCTCCTCGTAGGCTTCCCGGTCAAACGGGATTTCAGCAATAGCCATAAGTTCTTCGACAACTTCGGGATGTTGCGATACAGTGATGTCAGCATTGTTCAGGTTACGAAGGAAGGCAGCGATTTCCCTCAGATCGTGAGGTGCAACATCACCAGCAACCAGTTTGGGCATCGTCTCGAAGGGAAGGCCATTCAACTGCCACAGGCGCTCTATGAGTTGAGTGTTGAGCACGTTGACGATGGTGTTGATGTAGCTTTCCATACTACGAAGGAAAAGATCAGTCTTCGATTTGGAGAGAGCGTAGGAACCAGTGTTGCCACCACCAAGCATCAGGAACTCAGCCATGACAGATCGGGCGATGTCGTGTTGATAACGCTTTACAACCGGATCAATGTCAATAGACCGACTGCCATTGGCAGATATGAGTTCAATGTCCATAAGACGCTGATTTGTTGGCTTTCCGTCAACATCAACGTATGGGTCAGAGGGAAGGAGGGCATATCCTTGCTCATTGTTCTTCAAATCCCTCAGAACTGCTTCAAACTGTGACTTGAGTGAGACCTGATCGGGAGTAGCATCCGCAGACAAGTATTCAGCAGGCATCCTACCGATAGGAACACCATGAAGTTCACGCTCGATGGCGATGGCTTCATAGGCTTGAACCTTGTTCAGATAGGTATAGGCGGTAAAAGCATTACGAAGGATGGAACGACCAGAAGGATCATTGTTGAAGCTGGTGGTCCTGTAGTAGAGGCTCTTCTCAATGGGGATCATGGCAGGTTGTCTGTTCCAACCCATCTCCTGCTTCATCCCGAGGATTTCACCACTCTTGGGGTCTACAACAAAACTTTCCACGGTCCAAGGTGCCCGGATGGCAATCTTCCTTACACCGATGCGTCCATCATCGTATTTGCTGTTTTTCTTCCCAGAACGAGCGGGGCCTTCCCGCCTCTTGTAGACAACCTCAAACCAAGAAAACCCGTAGGTGAGGTAAGACAGAGCCTCGGAGATGTGGTCTTCAAGTGAATGATCCATGTCAGACAGGACCGACTTGACGAACTCTACTTCCCTTTTGGCCTCTTCACTCTCGTTAGCCGGGATGACCTTGATCTTCACATCACGAAGAACTTGCTCAGTGGCATACATCACAGCGCCGATGGTGGCGTTGTTGTCCCTCATCTCGCGATACTTCTGAATAGCCTTACGGCCACGAAGTTCAGTCAAGAACTCGTCTGCGCGAATATCGCCGGTATAGGTGTTTTTACCACTTACACCAAGTTCGATCTTGGCAGCGGTTTCACTGAGTTTCTTCATGGCTTATCCTATCCGAGACAATAGACCCTTAGCATCTTGATAGCCAATACTCAGTGCAGGTTTTGCAACACTCTTCAACGCGAGATTGGTGATTGCCCATACAAGAGCGTCAAGTCTGTCAGGAGAACCTATAGAGCCAAGTGGCTCCCACTGGACCATCTGATCTTCGAGGGCGTCCAAACCTTTTACATGGCGGACCTTACCTCTTTCATACAACGAAGATACAGGCTCTGCCCTAGCAAACTTACCCCTAGAAGCATGAACCATCCTGATCGGAACAGTCTCATCAACCGTCATCAGGGTGTGTCTGACCATCTCACCACCTTGGTTCCTCTCAGCAACGATACAATCGGCTTCATACTCGTTATAGAGTTCTACAGCCTTTGTAGCCCATTGCTCAGGGGTGTATCGGTCAGTATGGTCTGCAAGCACATAGCAGACGCCATTA